TACCTGGATGGATGCGCCGGCCGATTCTGTGACCATTGCGTTTTTTCCGGCTGTGAGGATCATCTTGCCGGCAGCAACAGAAACGATCTTCCATTTCTGGTTGTTGTTGCTGTTTACGGCGCCGCTGGTCCGAATCCACTGATTTGCCACAAATCCTACAGCCACAAAGCCGCTGCCCGAATCATTGATCGAGTTGTCAGTGGCATCGAACGAGAAGGTGGTTTGCGTGTCTGCAACAGGGCTTGACCAGCCTGCGGACTGCAGGACCATGGCCATGAATTCATCGTAAGCCCCGTATGAAAGCTCGATTCCAAGCTCTCCCTCGGCGTGGATGTTCACACGCGGAACCTCTGCGATCTGGCGATCGTCCCGAATTTCTGCGCTCTGGACATTCGCGGTCACCTGTTTGAAGGATTCGCTGGTCAGGCGCACGGCCTGGTATGCGACATCCGTTCCTGCCTGGGTTGTGCCAAGCGTGGCGGCATCAAACACGTTGGTGCCGGCAAAGAACGTCTCGGTCGTGGCGATCGAGTTACCTGCGGTTCCGGGTGTTTTGGCCTCGAAGACCAGCTCGTTATTCGCGTTGAACGCGACGTCTGCCGGAGCCTCGTATCCAGATGTTCCTGGAGTGCGAACGCGAACGGTCGCATGCGGGGTTGTGGTCCCGGCATAATAATCGGTCCCGGCCGTGCCCGTTCCGAGCATGGTCTTGATCAGGCTCGCCTGCGTTGCAGCAAGGCTTGCGCCAATCTTGATATCATTGGCCTGGGCCATGGTATCTTTGAACCGATAAACGGTCGAATCGACGGTCATTGTGTCGCCGTCCGTCGGGTTTGTATCCAGGGTCAGGGTTCCCTGGGCCATCAGGGCAGCCGGGCTCACGTTGAAAGCCGACTCCTCCTTGAAGCTTACTGAAATTCTGTCTGCATCAGACATCTTTCTTCTCCTTGGTTAGAAGCCTATCCATACCTTGTTCCCGGAGGAGTCCACTCCGAGACAACAAACTACTACTTCGTTTTCCTGCAGGTTGGCGATTTCGTCACCGCTTGCGGCATCTTGCTCGGCCACAACTCGCAGGAAATTGATACTCTTGTTCTGAATGAAGAAATACGGGCCGCCCTTTGTCAGGTTCGCGACCGGCGGAAGGATCGCCTCCAGGTCGGTGACCGCGCCAGCATCGATCGTAATCACGCGGCCCATTGACACGGAAAGCTGCACATCCGCATCGATTGACAAGGCCGTGGCCCCGCCGAAGTGAAACTCGTCGGTTGCCTGGTCTTCTTCGCGGACCTCAACGATCGGGATATCAATCGAGGATCCTGTCCTGAAAGACTCAACCGTCATGCTCAGCAGCTGATCGGCACCATCGCCAAAACGGCAAGGAACGTGGAAGCGGCCACCCCATTTCAGGACCTCGTCCTGGGCAGGCGCAACCGTAAACGTGATGATGCCAGTCGATGTATCAATCGACCAGTTTCCTGCTTCTGCCAGCGGGGTATCATCGACCGAAACCAGAATGGTCCCGCCGATCGGCTTCGTGATATTCCGGCTCCGAACAACAGGGCTTTCCTCGTATGTTTTATAAAGCTGGAACTGCTTTGTAGTTCCGTCACCTGTCCCAAATATCTGGTCCGTGGCAGATGGCGCGCTGGTGTGGTCTTCGGCCGTGCTGTCATCCAGCGGATCCCAGTATCGGAACATCTCTGCGGCACCGCGCCTGGCGATGTAAAAGCTGATCAGCTCTGTAAGCCTGGTTGGCTGCTCTTTGATCGCCCATACTGCGTTGTACTGGCGCCTTGCATCTGTCCACCTGGAAACCCGATTTTCAGCCCCGCTATCGACCACCATGATATTGGTCTTGAAGCCCGGGCCACCGCTCGAACCGTAGCTGATGCCAGTCGGGAAAAGCGGCTCGCTGTATCCCTGGTTAACCGTCATCGTGAAAAACATATCGGTCGATGGATTGACCGTGGCCGTGAGCTTGATCGTGAACGTTCCGACATCGCTGGTCTGCGGCGTGCCCTCGAACGTCCTGGTCGCACCGTTGAAGGTCAGCCAGCTGGGCAGCGGATTGCCGTCCGATTTCGTGGCCGTGTAGTCCATCGTCTGATCAAGGCTGCGCGGATCAATGATGAAAGCGTCGGCCGGGAAAGTGTAGCTGTAAAGATCGCCGACCCTTGCCTCCTGGTCCTGAATCTGCTCGTTGATCTCCGGCCAGAACAGTATGCTTTCAGCGTCCATCACCATTTCAACGCCGTCAACCGCGGCAGGGAAAATCACCGGCGATTGCACAATCATCTCGATACCGTCGACCTTTGTCTCCTTCTGCACCTGGGCTGCCGCGCCCTCGAACATCGGAGCAGGCCCCTTGCCCTCGTGGATCTCGGCCTGCAGGTACTCGAGCGTCGGCTCAACGATCGCGTTCGATTCGTTTGAAATGAAAACAAAATCAAGCTCAGGCGGGAAGCCGGTCTTGGTTTCCGCCGTGATAAAAACAAAATCCAGTTCTGGAGCTGCCATTTTAGTTGTTGTCGATCAACGTTACGCGAACGGCCGCCCATCTGTTCTCGACAGCCAGACCATCCTCGCCTACATTCACTTTCTCGAACGATGCGGCATCCAGCGCCGTTTCATTCGCCGCAGTTTTCCATTCGATGTTCATGCGGCTGTTCAGCAGGTCCATGTCGATAACATCGTTCAGGCCGTCCTGCAGGCCCTTGACCATTATCTGATCCATGTCGAAGTTTTCGCCCATGTCCAGGTTCGGCAGCTTTATGCGCTCCCAGCTGCCGGCATTGCCGCTATGCACGAACTTCGTGCCACTCCCGCCTGGCTGCGTGGCCGTGTGATTGACGCCTGCCCTTGTTGTACCGAGCGTTGCCGCGTCGAAGAAGTTGGATCCGCTGTTGAAGGTCTCGGTAGATGCAATCGAATTGCCCCCGGTGCCGCCAACCTTGGCCTGGCAGATCGCATCGTTCGCACTGAATTCGTGCATCCAGACAGTAGGATGCTCTGTCATGCTTGGCGCGTATCCTCCTCCGCCCAGCAGGTTTATGGCCCTGTAGATATTGCCCTGTGTCGTTGCCAGGTCCACGCCGATCTCGATATTTCCGTCGCTGTCCGTAAGGCTATCCTGCAGCGTGTAGGTCTTGGAGTCCAGCGTGAACGTGTCGCCGTTTGTCGGCTGGACCGCTAGGGTCAGGGTTCCCCTCGCCGGTACTCCCCCGTCCAGGGTCGCGTTGTCCCACATTGTCACGGGAGACAAGCCTCCGGACCAGCCTTTGCCCACTTTCTTGATCGCGCCAAGGATCTGCCGGCCGGAGCCCGTCCTGTCCAGGTTTCCACCTGACGCCGCGAGCAGCAGCCCCTTTGAATAGTCCAGGAAGCCGGCCGTCCCGGTCATGGCGTTTGCATCTTTGTTTGTATCGGTCTGCCAGGTTGCCAGGTCCGCCTTTGTTCCGGTCGTTGTCGTTGCAAAGTTGGTCATGCTGTTGTCGCTATCGTAAAAATTGAAATCCAGCAGTAGCGTACTGACTGCCGCATCGTTCATCGCCGAGAAGTTATAGTATTTTGAGCCTGTGCATCCCTTGAAAATGTTATTCAGCGCGCCTTCCGTCACTGTGAACGCACCGTCAAAAGATAAGAATGCACTTGATCCGTTGTTACAGCCAGCGAACACGTTATCGTTTACAACGGTCGTGAATGATCCTGTACCATCAAGCGAGTCAAATAACTTGGCGCCTCCGCCGCAGTTTCTGAAAATGCAGCGTTTGATCTTGGTGTCGTTCCTGCGGCCGGTGCCGTCCTCGATGATCTTGCCGCAGTTGTCAAAGTAACAATCATAAAGCTCGATCTGCGCGTCATTGTTCGAGCCGCTAAAATTATTGAGGAAATAAGAATCTGAAAAATCACGAAACATTATGAATCTGGCATAGACGGTTTTGTCGCCCGTTCCGCTTCCAGTGATGTACGGGCCTGCCTGGTCATGGTTAATAACAGCAGCCCACTGGTTGAGCGCTTTATGGTAATACCCGGCCGTCATTTTGCCCTCGACAGATGAGCGATAAACACCGTCCATCATGATAATCCAGCCATTTATCCCGGCGACAGTCCGCGCCTGCCCCATGGTCTTGACTGCCTGAGATTCTGACAGGCCATCATTGCTGTCATCGCCGTGCCTTGGGTCAATGTATGCGGTCGCCATCTCGTTCTCCTTATGGCAGGTTCGTCAGTCTGATCAGGAAGGCTACCCACCTCGCGCCGGTCAGCGGCGTGATATCGCCCTCGGTGTACTCGACGAAGCTCGCGCCCTGGCATGCACCCTGCGTCGCCCCGTACTTGAATTTCAGTTGGTAACCGACGTCGAATCGATTGGTATCCACCACCAGGTCGTTGATCGCGTCGATGTACTTGCCCATGATCAAGCCAACCAGCTTGTTTTCCTGGCCTGTGTCAAATTCCGTGAAAGTCAGATCAACCGACTGATTTGCTTGACCATCCAGGGTCCATCGGTCGTTCAGCTGCATGGCGTTGACGTCGACGCCTGCGCGATAGGTGCCCAGGGTCGCCGCATCGAAAACGTTGCTCCCGGCCGCGAATGTTTCAGTCGTTGCAATGCTGTTGCCACCGACACCTCCGTCAATCGCCACGACCTCGGCGATGTCGCTGGAGAAGGATCTCAAGAAGGCCGAAGTGTTCCGCGTGGTGCCAGCGTAGTATTCGACGCCCTCGGTGCCGGTCAGGCTGACAGCCGCGACCATGTTCGCCTGGGTGTCGGCGAGAGCAGCCTCGCGCTGGATGTCGTTCGCCTGGGCAGGCGTGTCCATAATCCTGTAGGTCTGCGTCCCGATCGTGAAGGTGTCGCCGTCGCTCGGATTGACGTCAACGGTCAGCTGACCACCGGCGTGAATCCCTCCAGATTGACTGGGAGCATCCCAGATAGCTCCCTGGGCGTTATTGGATAATGCGATACCAATAATCTCGGATCCACGATTTTTTCCACCGATCCCGGTCGCATGGCTGTTTCCGCTGATGGTAATGTTGAAAAGCCCGTACCCCGGATCAAGCATCTGCGGGTCTTCATTTCGGTCATCGTCCGATACTCCTGTTGCTGAATTCCAGGCCGCGATGTCCGCACGCTGGGCCGTCAGGCTCTCAAACCAGGCGGTTGCCACTGTGTTGTTGTAGTAGGTGTTGCCGTCCATCTGGCCGATAAAGGCCTCGACACTGGCATCAACCGCGTCGATCTCAACCAGGACATCGCACTCGCAGGCCTCGATGATGTTATTCAGGCAGCCATCAGTGTAGGCAGTGCCATTCTTGGTAAACTTGAGCATTTCCTCATCGACCTTGCAGGCGTAAAAAGTGCAATTCCGGACGCCAGCGTACTCGGTTTTTCCATCGATCTGGTCAATGAAATCAAACAAGCGGTCACTTCCGTCTCCGCACTCCTCGAAACGACAGAATTCGTATGTCTGGTGGCAGTGGTGTCCGACAGTGATCCGCTCGCTGATCTTTTGGCAATTCTTGAAAAGGCAATTCCTGAAAACCACGGAATTGCTGTTGTTGAAGCCGAAAATCAGGCCTGCCATGTCCAGAAACTGTACGCCATCAAAATAGGCGTTTTCCGTTCCGCCCGCATCATCAATGGTGAAATAAGTTCCGGTTGGCCGTGTGACAATCGCCTGATGCTTGCTTCTGGCGCGCCAGATGATCGGATTGGAATCAATGCCAAGCTTCGGTATTCCATCCGTATGCGGATAAGTGCCATCCGCCATGTTCGCCACGTCCCCGTTGTTGAGAATCGCGTTAAGGCCGGTAATCGTGGCCTTTGCATTCGCCCAGGACAGACCGTCGTTGGCATTGTCACCGTTTACAGGATCGACATATTTTTCAGACATTTTATGGTTCGCTCCCGTCATTTCTGAGGGTCATCTTGAACTTGACCCAGCGCCCGGTCTGCTGCACGATTGAATCATCACCGATATTGAGTTCTTCAAAGGCATCCGCAATGCATGCGGATTCATCAGCACCGATTCCAAACTCCAGGGTCCGTTCGTAGTCTCCCAGGGTCGTGTCGACGACCGCGAAAGGTGAGTCCTCGAAAATGTGCTGCAGAAACTCGTCGATCGTGAAGGTTTCGCCCATGTCAATCGGATCGAATTCAAGCTCTGATCTGCCACCCTGGTCGCCAGTGTACTCCCAGGTTCCGCCTGTCAGCGTGGCAGACCCACCGCTGTAATTGGTGATCGTCGGATTTTGCCAGGAAGTGGCAAATTTCTCGTTGTCCAGCACGATTGAGACGCCGATCGCACCGCGTACCGCGCGCGCCTGGCCGGTCCTGTCGCTGTTCCCTCGAGGAACTACCCCGAACTTTCCATGCGCCGGATTTTGCATCTCCGGATCAGTGCCAAGATCATCGTCTCCTGCAGCCGTATCATCTGCAAGCTGCTCGAATCCATCGCGCCCCAAAGTCGTGGTCCCGAGCGTGGCCGCATCAAACTGGTTTTGTTCGGCTGTGAAAGTGTCCGTGGTTGCGATCGAATTCCCGGCCGAGCCCTTGGTTTTGGCCGTCATCACCGCGTCGTCCGATGACCAAGAGCCGCAGGATACCGTCGGGTGCAGCGTCATGCTGGCAGCGTACTTGGTCCCGGCGCCCGCCTCGAGGTTGATCGCTGCCTTGATGTTGCCCTGGGTTTCAGATGCGCTTGCCCCGATCTTGATGTTTCCGTCCACATCAGTCAGGGTATCCTGCATGGTGTAGACCTTCGAGTCGATCGTAAAGGTATCACCATTGCTCGGATTGATCGGCAGGCTCAAGGTCCCCTGGGCTGCGATTCCGTCTTTCAGGCCCGTGCCAGTATTGGCAAAGCCCGTGGTCCCGGCGCACTGATACCAGGTGTTGTAATCCAGAAGCTCCCAGAAATCGTTGTTTCCATCCACCTGATCAGATGAAAGAACGTGGTCACATGTTGGATTTTGTGTGATATTGTTGCGAGATGCTGCAATGTTTGTCTCGTCTCCCAAAAATGGCAGGAAGTCCTCAGTGCCAACATTGCAATTGTAGAAAACGCAATTCTCGATCTTTGTTTTCAGCGCTGCGTGCCCTTTGAGTTTCGTAAAAAGACTGTCACCGCCCCCACAACGGTCCATAATGCAATGATCCATAACCAGACCATGGATATTCCCTCCCGAGCTGTCCTCATGGATTTCCTCGCATTCCACGAACTTGCAGTTGGCGAATTCCACGCCCGTATCGTTGCCAGAGTTGATGACCTCGATGCATGCATCGTCCAGTTCATTGAAAACAAGGTTCTCAAAGCGAACATAATCGTCGTTCGACGCATCAATCTGCATCATAGGTCCGGGCGTGTCATCGATGATGAAAGCCGTGTGTCGGCGCTTGCCCTGGTAGGTAATTTTTCCGCTTCCGAAAGATCCTGCAGCAAATCCGCCATCGGAAGTCTTGTAAGTGCCTTGGAGAAGGATAATTACATCGCCATCGTTTTTTGTCGTGGCAGCAAGGGTTTTCTTGGCATTGGCTTCGGACAGACCGTCATTCGTATCGTCCCCGGTTTCCCTGCTCACGTATCTTGTGGTCATTTTTTACTCCTTATGCAAACTGATCCGAGTGAAAAGGACAGCTCACATTTATCTGCCAATACCGATTATCGAGCCGGCCTACCATGGTCAAACTCGGAGTTCGATAGACCACGCCATCAGCGATGGTCGATTGAAATGCGGCTTTTATGGCATCAGCCAATTGCAGCCCGTTTTTGTCCCCCATCTCAATGGGCGCAAATATGCTGGCCACCGCATTCCCGAAGGTTCTGAATCTGTTGTTGCCCGGGTCGCCGATCTCCGCTTGCTGAGAAAGATTCTCTGTGACTGACCAGCGGACCCACAAAGACCCATCAGCAGGCTGATCAAACGGAGCATTGTCATACGCGACTTTTCCGGACAGCCCGGAAAAGACATCCTCAATCGAGGTCTTGAATCGCAGCCGGATCGTATTGTGTAGGTCTTCGTGGAAGCTCATGGAAACTGTGCCTTTACGCGGTCAAGAGTTCCCTTGATCATTTGATGCGGCTGGATCTGCGGGCTGTGACCCTCTTCAAGCGGGATGATGTATGGGACATTGTTTGTGATGTAGACTGGAACAAATGGCTTTAAGGCGGTCATTTTGTTCAAGCCTTTTGTAAGTGTTTCGTTTCCTTTTTTGTCCCATGTGTCGATTTCGTCTTTTGGTTCGTTTCCTACTTCAAGCTGCCAATTTCCTCTTGCTCGACCAATATCAACTGGAGTTGTCAGGATAACACCTTCAAGTACTTGGAATGCAATCTTCTTTGTGAATGGAACAATATGCTGCGGTTCGAGCGTGGCAGCAAATGCGGCCAGTTCCTTGTTGAATTTTCGGACGTCTGCGCTGATGCTCATCGCCGAAGCCTCAGTTTCCATGCGGCGACAAGCTCGCCAGAATAAAGCGGGCTGGCTTCAACAGCCTGGAAAACCTCGCCTTTGATCGTGACTTTCATGCCATTTTTGGGTGTATTGACCAGATCCTGGGCCGCAAGATAGGCCTCGACATCACCGTGCTTGATTACATCGCCATCCACGTACTTCATTTCAATCGGGACCGGTGGGCTCATTTTCACGGTCTCCGTGGTTGGTGCTGGCGTGCTTACCGATCCTGTTGCAGCATCGTAAGTTCCGGTTTCGTATG